AGGTCGATATGGTCAAGTTCAACCCGTCGCAGGCTGAACCTGTCAAGGAAATCCGCGACCAGATGGGTGCGTTGATCGAAAAGGTCTACAACCCCAGCGTCGGCACCTACGACGTGATGGTCACGACCGGCCCAGGCTACATGACCAAGCGTCAGGAAGCCTTGGACGCCATGTCGATGATCCTGCAATCCAACCCGCAGCTTTGGACTGTGGCAGGCGATCTGTTCATCAAGAACATGGATTGGCCGGGCGCGCAGGAGATGGCAGCGCGGTTTAAGAAGATTCTTGACCCGAAGGTTCTGTCGGAAGGCGATCAATCGCCTGAGATGATGGCCGCCCAGCAGCAACTGGAAGCTATGACGCAAGAACTGAACCGCATGACGGACATCATCGCCAACGTGCAGGACAGCGTCGCCCAGCGCGAGGTGGACATCAAGGAATACAAAGCCCAAGTGGACGCCTACGATGCCGAGACGAAGCGGATCAGCGCCGTGCAGCAGAGCATGACGCCGGAACAGATTCAGGATATCGTCATGGGCACCATCGCCGCGGCGCTGGACACCGGCGACTTGATCGGCGGCGCGCCTGAGATGCGCGAGATGCCTGACATGGAGATGGAACAGCCTGAGATGCCAGAGATGGGCGAAATGCAGCCCGAAATGCCGCCTGAAGGAATGATGGAATGAAGTGCGCGGACTTTGTAGGGATGCTGTTTCTGGCGCGGGATGTGACCCATTCCGCCCACCTGAACACGCGCAGCTATGCCAAGCACATTGCGCTGAACGAGTTCTATGACGGCATCATCGACTTGGCGGACAAGTTTGCCGAAGCCTACCAAGGCAAGTACGGCCTGATCGGGCCGATCTCGCTGATGTCGGCCAAAAAGACCAACAACGTGGTCGAGTTTCTGGAAGGGCAACTAGAAGACCTTGAGCAGATGCGCTACAAGGTGGTCGATAAGGATTGCACCCCGCTCCAGAACATTATCGACGAGATTTTTGGGCAGTACTACTCCACGCTGTATAAGCTGAAATTTCTGGCGTAAGGATGCCGTATGCCTACCGCAACCTACAACAAATTTCAGCCTGCCATCGAAAATCTGTTTGAAAACATCAACTCAGGTTCTGACACCTGGGTGATCAAACTGGCAACGGCAGTCAACGCTGCCGCCGGGACGATCACCGAAGTTGCAAACGGAAACGGCTACACAACCGGCGGAAACGCCGCAACGGTAACGTCGGCATCGCAAACTGGCGGCACCTTTACCTTGGTTTTGGCCAGCCCGGCGGTATGGACGGCGTCAGGCGCCGGGTTTTCGTTCCGATACGCGATCCTGACCGACAGCACCACAAGCACAAACGTGGCGTATTGGGATTACGGGTCTTCACAGACGCTGGCGTCAGGCGACACAGTCACTGTCACGCTTGACCCGACCAACGGCGTTTTCCAAGCCACGTAAGGACGCGCTGTGACGCCTGCGACCATTAAAATCGACTTTAAGTTTGACACCGTTTACGGCGCGTTTTGCGACGCGCTGCATCTACCAGCCGACCACAGCTACACCGACGATCAAATTGCGGCCATGAAGCAGGAGCGGCTGGATAACTGGCTGTTTGCCATCGAAAACCCGCCTGAACCCGAAATGACCGAGGCCGACAATGGCTGACCGTTATTGGGTAGGTGGAAGTGCAAGCTGGAACGGCACAGCCCTTCTTAAATGGTCTACCACATCCGGCGGTATTGGCGGTGCGTCGGTTCCTACCTCTGCTGACGACGTGTTTTTTGATAACTTATCTACAGGCACTTGCACGATTGCGGCTGGCAACACCGGCGCAAAGTCAATCAACTGCACTGGTTTTACCGGAACAATTACTGGTACAAACGGCATTACCGTAGCTGGCAGCGTTACTCTTGTCGCTGGCATGACATATAGCCACGTAGCAACAGTAGCGTTTACCGGCACAGGCACGCTGACAACTGCGGGTAAGTCGTTTAGCGCCGTAAACGTCAATGGTGCCGGGATTACTTTAACGCTTGGGGATGCGTTAAACACAGGAGGTCGTAACTTCTCTGTTACGCAAGGGACATTTGACGCCGCAGGTTATAACGTAACTATTGGCGGCGCTTTTATTTCAAGCAACAGCAACGTCAGAACCATAACAATGGGGTCTGGGCTGTGGACGTTGGGCGGAACCGGAACTATTTGGAACACAGCCACAACCACAAACCTTACATTTAATAAAAACACCGCTAATATTTTGCTCTCTAACACAAGCACAACAGCGCGAACATTTAGCGGCGGCGGACTTTCGTTTAATAAGCTGACTATAGGCGGCGCTACTGGGACATCCACACTTACGTTAGCTGGTGCAAACACATTTTCAGAACTAGCGTCTACAAAAACGGTTGCCCATACAATTACATTTGCGCTTAATGCTAACGGCACGACCATTGACGTATGGTCGGTCACTGGCACGGTAGGTAATGTCGTCACCGTTGACAGCAACACTGTGGGCACCCAGCGCAACTTTAACCTGACCAACGTCACCAGCGGCATTGACTATCTGAGCGTCACTGACATCGCCGTAAACCAAGCCAACCGTTTCTACGTCGGGGTAAACTCAACGAACGGCGGCAACAACCTGAACGTGATTTTCACGGCGCCTCCCAACAGCTTCACAATCACGGCTGTCAACGGCACGTACCTAGTGAGCGGGCAAAATGCTACGCTATCTTTCGGGCGCTTGCTTTCCGCCCAAAACGGGGTATATTCTGTCGCTGGTCAAGCTGTAGATATTTCGGTGGGCGCCCCGCCTGCCCCCACGCTAGGGATAGAGCTTTTTGTTGAAATCCGTTCGTTTACCGAACGCAGGAGATTTTGATGGCTATCAATCTGAAGGCAATCACAAGCTGCATGGGTTACCAGCAAATTTCAACGCTGAGTAGCGCGCAGAGCCTGACCATCCCGGAAGTTGACCCTTCCACGGGCCTCAAGGCTATGCCGACCATTGCGCTGATCACGCCTGAAACCAACGGTGTCCGTTGGCGCGATGATGGCACCGCCCCCACGGCTTCGGTGGGTATGCCTCTCGCCGCTGGCGTGACGCTTCAGTATGACGGCGATCTGAAAAAGATCAAGTTCATTGAGCAGACCGCGTCTGCAAAGATCAACATCAGCTACTACGTGTAAGGGCGGCGACATGAACATCTCAGGCGATACCCCCGGCGTGGACTACGTTGCGTATTTCACCAAGCAGCTTCCCAAGGACTTGGCCGCTATGGCTGCGCTGCGCGACGAACTGGCGGTTCGCCAGGGCGCGCTGTCGGCGGCTGAAGCGGCGCTTGCGGATCGGGACGCCGCGGCGAAGGAATTGGAAGCAGCCAAGGCTGAAGCCGCAGCGATCAAGGCTGACGCCGTGAAAGCTAACGGCGACGCTAAGTCTGCCAACGCTGCCGCCAAGAACCGCGAAGCGGCTGTGAGCGTCACTGAGGCCGCGCTGGCCGACAAAGTCAAGACCGTTGAGGCTGATCTGGCTGTGCGCCTGAAGGCTTGCGAAACGCTGGAAGCCGGTCAAGCCAAGCTGACCGCTGATCTGGCTGCGCGCAGCGCCAAGCTGGACGAAGATTCCGCCGCGCTCGACGCGCGCATCAAGGCATTTCAGCAGAAGGTTGCTAATCTCTCTGTCTGAGTAAAACCGTACCGGCGAGGCTCACCGGGAACTCCATAGGGGTTATACATGGACGAGAATGTCCCAAACGAAGCGGATGCCTCCGCGCCGGAACTGGAAGCTACGGCAGCAATCCAGCCCGAAGAAAACACAACGCCGGAAACGCCTGTCGAACAGGAAGCATCTAAGACCTTCTCCCAGGAGGAACTGGACGCCATTGTTGGCAAGCGGCTTGCAAGGGAACAGCGTAAGTGGGAGCGTGAGCAAGCCCAGCGACTGGAAATGGCCCAAGCGCAGAAAGCGGCAGCACCGCCTTCTGATCTGAGTGCCGACCAGTTCAACACCTACGAAGATTACGCAGAGGCTTTGGCCGAACGTAAAGCGGAGGAATTGTTGGCGCGGCGGGAAACCGCCAAGCAGCAACAGGCATTGCTCGAAAACTACCACGACCGTGAAGAAGCGGCGAGGGATCGGTACGACGACTTTGAACAAGTCGCTTACAACCCCAACCTGTCCGTCACGGAGACAATGGCGCAAAGCATCCAGGCTTCCGACATTGGCCCCGACGTCCTGTATTGGCTCGGTTCCAACCCGAAGGAAGCGGATCGCATTGCCCGGCTGCCGCCCATCTTGCAGGCTAAAGAGATCGGAAAACTTGAAGCCGGCATGGCCTCAAGCCCGCCGGTTAGAAAAACTTCAACCGCCCCGGCACCGATTGCACCTGTCACAGCCCGCGCTTCTGGCGCGCCGACGTATGATACGACCGACCCTCGTTCGACCAAGTCGATGAGTACGTCGGAATGGATCGAAGCGGAACGGATGAGGCAGATCAAGAAGTACGAGGCACAACGCAACCGTTAATTTGGGACTACCACCATGGCTAACTCGATTCTTACTATCGACATGATCACGCGGAAGGCTCTCGAAATCCTCGAGAACAACCTCGTGCTCACCCGCAACGTCAACCGTCAGTACGACGACAGCTTCGCTGTTGAAGGCGCCAAGATCGGTTCGACCCTGCGTATCCGTCTGCCCGACCGCGCTCTGGTCACGGACGGCGCTGCCCTTCAGGTGCAGGACGACAACGAGCAGTTCACCACGCTGACCGTTGCCAACCAGAAGCACATCGGCGTGAACTTCACGACCGCCGAACTGACCATGCAGTTGGACGACTTCGCAGAGCGCGTGCTGAAGCCGCGTATCTCGCAGCTTGCCTCCAGCATCGACGCTGACGTGGCCAACGCCTACGCCACCATCGGCAACACGGTCGGCACCCCCGGCACCACCCCGGCCACTTCTCTGGTTCTGCTTCAGGCCCAGCAGAAGCTGAACGAAAACGCTGCCGTGATGTCGCCGCGCTACGCGACGGTCAACCCGGCTGCCAACGCTGGCTTGGTTGAAGGCATGAAGGGCCTGTTCAACCCGACCGACACCATCAGCAAGCAGTTCAAGAACGGCATGATGGGTACCGGCGTGCTTGGTTTCGAAGAAATCAACATGTCGCAGTCGATCAAGCAGCACACCACCGGCAC